TGCCGCCTATGCAGCCCCAGTAATGGCTCGCTCTGTCAATCATGACAGACGAGCCGGCGACCCCGTCGACACCGTGAGCAAGGCCCACAAAGCTCGCAGAGTAAGCACGGCCAACACCAGCAAACGCTCCGGAGCCGGTATGCACTGCAAGGTCGTAGGTTCCTACGCCAGTATTTACAATTATCAAATTGTTATGGGTAAAGCCATAAATCAAATAGTAACCTGCACCATCAAAGGTTGCAGCACCATAGTAGTCTCCACTGATTTCGCATGCGTGGTTGCCGTCTGCAAGCATCTCAGAAAAACGCCCGCGACAAATAATTCTTGCAGGGCGACTTGAGGTTGCTCGATAAGCTTTGCCCAATGATTGGTATGGGTTGGCACGTGTTCCAGTACCAAAGAGGTCAGATCCGAAACGGCTATCTGCATAAACCGTTGAAATACCCTCCGTTCCTGATGGCCCTGTACGCCATCTCATTATGTCTGTGGCCATAATTATTGAAGTTTAGAAGTTACTACTATATGGTCCTTTTTCATCGCCCAGGAAGGACCTATGGGCTGTACATACTCACGGATGATCTCGACAATGCAAGTCTCGTGCTCAATGACCCATTTGATAGGTCGTTTGTTGACATCAAGTTCAGGTGCGATCATACTGCTGTCAGTAGTTCGTCCCATTGCCATGCGAGCAAGGTTCTGTTCACGCATCCATGCGTATGCCTCTTGCGATTGTGTTTGGGCTTCTGTGTCCCAATACACGCCTTTGTTGACTTCGATTAGCATAGTATAGTGGAATTATTCAGTTTGACTTAGTTGGAACTTGACACCCACACACGCCAATTCGTCGTCTGTGGCGCGTTGAATCTCCCATGTGAGCACATCTCCATCCGCTACAGAGATTGAGGGCTCAGAGCTGGTTATTTCGGTGCGCACATTGGATGAGTTGGTCACGAATAGGCGTGCCACATTGCGAGTGATGACCTTGACGATCGTACCAGCACCTAACATAGCTACATCCTGAACCATCTCGCCACCGGTACCAAAATCAAGGGTGTACGCGTGTGGGCGTTGGTTGAGTGCTTCATCAAGTCCGTCCACATCCGCAAAGGTGTGGGTGTGATCCTTTGATGCCTTGTTGGAGATTTGGTTGCTGATGTCTTGCTCAAAATCGGAGAGATCAGTAATGTCGTTGAGTTGGTGGGTGTGCTTGTTAGGAGCTTTTGCCGCTAATGCAGCCGATAGCCCATCAATTGAGGACTGAGGGATTTTATCGTCCTTGTGAAAAAAAGAACGGAACACCGCTTCAAATTGTGACGCTGTTGGTTTGCAGCCTTTTTTGAACCATGTTATAATAGTTGATAAATCCATATTAAACAACGATTAAAAGGTTATTAAATCACTTTGATTAGTTTGTAGAGAGCAAAGAATGGTGGACGGTTTTCGTGTGCAAGGTTGCCGCCTGTATCTGACAACGGAGTATATGTTTTAGGTGTCGTTACATCACGGTCTGATATGATGCCAAACTTATCATATCCATTACTACCTGAAACATACGCAGTAACTTCATGCGAGTGACTTGGCATTTCCGCAATGGTCAATTTGTGTGTACGCTCACCACCTGTTTTGCCTAACGGATATTCACCACCTGCTTGAACGATAAAACGGTCAGTTAAATCAGGGATAGTCTGATCATTCCAGGTTTTAATACGATAGTAGTAGCCATTGCCATTATAGCCCTCTTCCCACTCGAAACCACCATGATATTTGTTAGCCCATAATGTTTGCTCAGTATGTACCTGATCCATACTTCCTACGACAATCTTACCACAAGGCAAATAGCCATAAGGCATACTTGAAACAACGATAGTTCCATACCAATCAATTACAGCTCCCTTTGGTAAATCATGTTGTGCACGTGTAGTCGCTTCTGTACCAAGATCTGCATTAAGTTTGGCAATAGCCGACTTGAGTGCAACCATATTATCTAATACGACAAAACTACTTACAGGAGCACCACTGGTACCATACACCGCTTCGCGCGATACGCGTGCATCTTGATAGGTGGTACCATGAGCTGTAATATCCGTTTTTACCTCTGACACGCTAATATGAGTAGCCATTGTGTCTCCAGTTAATGGGAGTAGTTCCCCATTGAACACGCACAAGCCAGGCTTACCATTTGCAGGTTGCGATATAATCACATAAGGACCTGCCAATTCTGTCAGTCGTGCAACCAAGAATGTTTGCTGCTGCATAAACTCCAATGCATCCGTGGAAATCGGAAACATTGCATTGCCATTTTTGAAATTCTGTTGATTCATATTATTAGGTGTTTTTAATCATGTACAAAGCTCTACGTGAAGCCAAACGGTATTGTTCGACGATAGCACGCACTTTGGGGAGTGAGTTATTGAAATTAAGTTCTTTGGGCACATAGACGATAAAGGACTGTGTAGCTTGCGTGATAATAGCCTCGTCATATACCAACAGATAATCGTTATCTTTGATCATGGTATGCACATCTGCAAAAGCTGGTACTTCATCATAGGTCATTACCCAATCACCAATCGCATTGATGTCTTCAATCTCAAAGCCTGCTGTATAGTCAGGTGTGCTGGCATAGTTACCCACACTAAACTCACGATTGAGTGCGTCTTTGATATGGCAAATTTGGCTGGTATGTTGCAGTTGATACATTCGCTCATCACGCGCCATGTGGTGCTCATCGTGCAAGCGTTGTGATGGTGTCATCAGAACACGTGCAAAAGACATGAGCAAAGGTTGGCGTAGGAATGTAGGTAGCAACAAAACAGCCAATTTCTTATAATCAATTTTCATCTGTGCCATAAGGGATGTAATTGATAGTTTGAATAGTCTTCGCTCCGTCGCGATCGTACTCGAAGTAACCAGCGAACGGTGTGCAGAAAGCAGCTACAGGATTGTAGGTGACATTGTCCACACTTTGCGCTGCACTATGCAGCTGCACCATCACGACACCAGTAGTCTGCTGAATAGCGTCCACGAGTGCGTTGTTACGATACTCACCATTGAAAGGTAGTTGCTCAATATAGGACTTGATAGCGTCCTCTACAGGGTACGTGCCATCGCTCTTGCTTTGGCCAGTAGCAGTAAGCAGTAGCGGGTTGTAGTACACATCCAATGAGAGGCGCAAATAGTCGCCTTGTTCGCTGGTTACGTCCACACGCACACCTGCGTCCTTGTATTCGTGTAGGTATGCCTCAAAGGCAGCCTTTTGGCTTGCGTCAAGTTTCTTAGGGCGACCACTTTCTTCTCCTGCGATCTTGAGGTAGAGCGTGGCACCTGATTCGGTTACAGCTGCGAACTTGACTACTTGCGCCTGAGCTATCTCGTCATCGCTCTTGCCTGTAGTGTCGAATTGGTCAGTACCATCGATGAGGTTGAAGCCATAGAGGAACGCTTTCGCTTTCTCCTGGTACCAGCGCAAGGTGTGTGGCTTCATCGTAGCGATATAGTCTGTGACCTCCTGCGTGTGGGTGTCAAAGAGTTTCTCCAGTGTCCATTGTGCGAACGCTACAATGTACAAAAGGAGACTTTCAAGAGAGATACGGCTAAACTGCTTGTCAAATGCAGTACCTGGCGCAAAACCATAGGCTGCTTGCAGTTGAGCATCCGCCATAAAGGCATCTGTCAGTTCTTTTTTAATGTCGGAAATTGTACGCATAATATATGGGGGTTATTGTGTTTAAGAAACAACAAAATCGTATTCTATAGCCCAGAACTCAATACCTTCTCCTACACCAAGCAAATCATTGATCTCATCAGTAGAGATAGCAGTAGCAGGTGAATGATTGATTGCTTGAAAGAATGTCACAATACGCTGATTCTTGACCATTGGTACCGTAAGAGGTTCTTCAGTAGCAAGATCATCTGTCATGCTAAGTTGATTGGCTACTGCTATATCCCATGCAGCATCTGTACTACCTGCATGCTCCATCGCAATGTCGAAAAGGCTCTGTTTGATTTTAGGGTATATCATAGGATTTTGTATTTCTTGAGAAACAAATATATCAATATTCCAGCTACAGCCACTATGCCTAAAATTAGGGCGATGATCCACGGAGGGGTTCGTATTTTAGTGGTTTGCTTTTCTGTTGATTCCTCTCGTGTCTGTACTGCTTGCTCTGAATTGTCTTCGATAGTTTGCAGTAGATTAGAGTTTATATTTTGGTCTATGTTAGTCTGTTTATCGTTCTGTGTGCGTGTCGCATTGGTTCGCGTAGTAGTTCGCGTAGTTTGCGGATATTGCTTGCCAGTACTATCTGGTGGAGACCAAAAAGTCTCTTCGATAACTTCCTCTGTAAACTGGTCCGTTGTGGACTGATCGGTATCTTTGATTGCCGTGGTAGTTAGCTCTGTAGCTTGCTGTGACACTTGCACATCAGCCTTTTGTTCTACCTGCTGCTGATGGGCAGTCTGCTGGGTCGTCCGGACAGTTTTGCAACTCGTGACGCACAGGGCAATTAGCAGAATGAGGGCAATCGTTGATTTTCTCAATAGCGCGGGTAAATCGGCGCACATCTTTTCGTAAAGCATTGACTTCTCTTTTAATGGGTTCTACAATATATTCGTTGAAGCTATCAAGCAGCTTCTTGCTGTTGTCTAGTTCTACAGCTTTAGCCTCTTCATTCGCACGCTTGCGTTTAGCTCGTAGTGTAACCAAGGTAACGATGAGCGTTCCACCCAAAATGGCATCAACTGTCAAATGAATCATTTGTTGAGTAAATTGGTCCATACTATTGTGATTGTTTAAGGGTTCTAAAGATCTTCAATATCAAAGCAAGGGCATGCTTTCGCTGCGAACTCACGGTGTCCGTGAATAGTAGCCTCAGGGAACTGCTCTTGAAGTTCTTGAATCAGTTGCTTCATTGCTTGACGCTGTGCAATAGTTCGTGTGTCTTTAGGTTGGCGTTTTTGGCTAAGGCCACCGATATAACAAATACCGATGCTATTTCGGTTGTGTCCTTGGCAGTGTGCACCGATCTGCTCGATAGGCCGACCTTGTTCTATGGTACCATCAAGACGAATAACATAGTGGTAGCCGATATCTGTGAAACCACGCTCTTTGTGCCAACCACGTATGGTAGTAGCTCCGATGTTCTTGCCCTCTGGTGTGGCTGAACAGTGTATGATGATTTGTTTAATCTGTCGCATAGCTATTTATATTCTGCTTCGAGGTCTATGCCCTCGCTGGTTATTTCAAGTCTCTTGATTCGTTGGCCATCAGCTTCAAGTTGTTCAGCTATTCGCCTGCGCCATCCTCGCTCATTATGATCGAGCAGCATATCTGTGATACCCACGCCTACAGCTGGATATTCTTTATACTCTCCTGGTTGTGCAGCAAGCAACATAGCTTGGTTCTGATGAGTGACCTCCATGAGCGTCATTCCACCTTGGCTCAAGTCTAAATCATAAGCAGAGCCATCTGCATTGGGTATGAGTGCTATTCCAATCATATTAGTGTGTTATTTTGTCGTCTTCGTAATCTGATTTGTCAAAGTCATTTGGGGTTGTTATAGGTTTACCTGTATTGCCAGGTGTGCCTGTAGCAGGTAATCCACTTCCACCACTAACGGCTGTAATTACTCCGTCGTGTGTATGGTTCTTGCACCAATCTACTAAAGCATTTAGTTTGTCGGTAAGATCTTGTATATTGATGATACCATTGTTCTTGCCACCGTTGATGGTGATGTTGTCAATCTCGCTGTACATAATGACCGCCCAATCACGCATTTTGCCGTGGCTAAGGTCTGTGATCATTACCATGCTGCCAACTTTAGGAGTGACCACAATACCACTTTCCTCCTCATTGACCACTGCGCGCAAGCGTACATCGCTTAGCTCAAGGTCATCTATTAGGACGGTGCATGTGGTATCGTCCACTTGCTTCACTTCTGCCAGGATCAATGCAGAAGTTTGTTTCTGGCATAGTTCTTGTAGTTTGTTTCTTATATCAGAATAAACGCTCATTATGCAAAAAGTAATAGTTGTATTGTTATCTGTTTTAAGTTGTCTCTTAACTTATGCTGCACATCCTGAGGGTGAGTGTGGGTTCCGTACATTAGGTGATGAATATATCAACCTTTGGGGTGATGTTCGAATCGTTCCTGATGGCGAACCAGCTGACCTCTATGTGCGTATTTATGAGCAAGGCGATGAGTATATCTCTGACACTCCTGAGATGTATGCTAAATGGGTAGATCATACTCCTCGATGCTGTGGTGAGTTTCGATTGGTTGATTCTGGTGAAGACTTTACTATATGTCTCGTGAAAGATGCCTCGTCTGCTGATATTGTCTTTTTCCTTGGTGAACCTTGCGTGGAGTATCAAAATAGTACACCTTTTTAGTTCATCTTTTTACCGATTGTAATCTTTCGGCGACCTCCTCCATTGCTAAAATCCACCTCGGTTGCCACTATATAGTAGCGACCGTTTTTATATTGTTGTGCTCGATCACGTATTTCAGCCACATCTGTAGGCTGACAATATGGCAGCATCCATCCTGTAAGACTACCTTCATAGCCATCATAGCACCATAGGTTATACTCGGACTCTGCTGCTTGCTTTAACGATGCACTATCTGATGAGGTGAGCACCTTCTCAATCTTAACACCACCATCTACTCCTACTTCTGATTTGTGCATCTTGCCGGACGCGTCAGTGTATTTTGTAATAACCTTGATCTTCTTATCTGATGCTTTTACATATTTAAGTTCTGATGAAATGACATTTACACTCATATCATACTTTACTGTTACACCACTCCAGCTATTATTACTGTACATAGGTGTTACTATTAAGAACTCACCATCAAAGAAGATATTAGCTTTGGTTTCTTCTTGTACTTTTTTGAGTACATCTAAACCAGTTGCGTGACTAATAGTGAACTTGCTATATGTAAAATCGTAGTCACATAGAACTTTATATTTACCATTTACTTGTTGAGCTACTTTGTGTAATAGTGCCTTGAGCGACACATTAGTCAGTTGCTCGTTTTTGAGTGCGACATCCCACAAAAACAATTCGTCTTCGCACTCTAAAATTATTTTTGTATTGTCAGTTTTAATAGCTTTTAAATAGCCATTAAACTCTGTTCTAAGACCTATCTGACGATAGCCTAATTTGATAGAAACTGCATCCCCACGATGGATCTTACCCTCAACATCAAGTGCTTCATTGATGAGTGTACCAGGCAACTCTATCGTAGCAGTATCACTCAACTGCTCTACGGAGCGAATAATGCGAACAGACTTCAAGGTCTGTACCTTGTAGTTGCCAATCTGTATGTCGTAATCCATGTGGTATGTCATAGTCCTAGTTCTCTATAATCAACGAGAAATCCTCATCACTGTATGCCTTTATAGCAAATTGTTGATTCTCATATCCTGGTGTGTGGGCGAAGTCGTAACTCTCAATCGCTAATCGATGAATACCGAATGCCTCAAGAAGATCGTTACACACTAAAAGTACTTTGCGAGCTTCGCAGTAATCACGCAAGCGATTAACATCCTCAATAGGGAAATAACCATCACTGCCAATAAACATGCCTGCTATCTGCACCTGATAATCTTGTTGGCTCCAAACTTCTTTTACAGTTCCTCTACGCTCGCTTCGTCCATTGTCCTGGCGTAATACATCAGTGCGTATAATTGTATTACCACCACTTACACTAATGACAGGATCCAATGGTAAACGCCACCATCCTAAACCTGACTCAAATTCATCAGGTTCGTCTTCCCATCTTACATAGAGAGGGCATTGATACAGGTTGCCAATTAGTTCTGATGCTGCTGGAACTGGTTGGCTCTTGTCCAGTATTTTTATTGGCTTGTTTGCCCAATACGGGGGCAATACAAAAGGTTGTGCAAAATTCAAAAACATACTATACACTAACTTGAGCCATACCCAAGACTCTGTTCAAACTTTCAGCGAATACTCGCTCTATTTCTTGTTGGTTTTCACGAGTACTGCCATTGAATACTACTTGTTTTATCATATCACCGATATTGATATGAATTTCTGTGTTACGCGTTCCACCTGTTGCTACAGCTGTAGTTGCATTGCCGGTACTTCCTGAATTAGCATCTCCTCCAGCCGTCTGCATCGTCATAAGAGGGGCGTTCACTGTATTTACCAAATCATCTGTTGTGGTCGTAGTTGTAGAGTGATCTGCTGCCCATGATTCATCCGCTCTTTTGCGGCCTTCATAGACGATTTTTTTCATGCCAGGAATAATTCCAGCTATTTTGTTATACAATTTGACAAACTGTTCTTCTATCCAATCAAAAACACCACTAAAAATATTACGAAACCAGGTACCTATTTGCTGAATCGCATTTTTAATAGGCTTTACTATATGATCATTGATCCAATTTGATATAGTAAGAATAAAGTTCCACACAGGTTGTACCACATGCTCATTTACCCAACCTGCTACACTAGTGATGAAAGTCCAGATAGGGTCAATAATGTTTTCTTTGAAACTCATCCAAAGAGATTGCACCCCTTCTACGATCCATGCAAAAACAGCTTTAATACCTTCCCAAATAGTGAATATAACAACGCGAAATCCATAGCATTTATCCCAGAGGAGTTTGATGCCTTTGATAATCGCCGCAAATAATGCGAGTACAGCGGCGATAGCTGCTGCTATCCAACCAACAATAGGTATGTTCATAATGGCTATACTGATTTGTCTGCATGCAGCTTTACCCATAATGCCCATGAGTTTCATAGCACCACCCGATTGTACAGCAGCAATACTGATTGCACGGAAGCGAGTTTGTAATGTATGACCGCCTATAGTAAGCTCAGTGAAGACCTTAATTCCTACCTTACGCATAGAGTCAAACGCAGCACTTAATAATGGGGCTAAAGGAGCAAACTGTGCGATCATCTTACCTACTTCTGCCACATAAGCAGTCAAACCACCAGTAGCTTCAAAGAGAGACAATTTCCATTCGTCAACAGTGTCACGCATTTTTGCAATTCGGCCACTAACTGTTTGTGCAGCGGCCTCTGCTCCTTGGTAGAATCGCCCACCTTCCTCTGTCGCCCATTGGAATGCTTGTGCGACTTGATCAGCAGAAATAGCACCCTTACTCATTTCGTCCTTCAAGACGGAAATACTCTTGCCCGTTTTTTGACTAATAACCTCTAATGGGTTGAATCCAGCATTGATCATTTGCATAAGATCTTGGCCCATTAGTTTACCAGTACTAGTCGTTTGGCTAAATGCTAGGGCAAGCGCTTGCATCTTCTGACTATCACCCAAAGCAACATCACCTATATGCTTAAGGTTCTTGAATGCAAAATCAGCATCCAACCCAAATGCCATCATAGTCTTCTGTGCTTCGACAAGACCATTTGTGTCATACACCGTAGTCTTACCATATTCACGCAGTTTGCCTAATAACTGATCAGCGGCTTCTGTGTTACCGTTCATCAGCGTGCGCATGTTGGCTTGTGCTTGCTCAAATTGTAGGCTATTACCTACCAAAGCATCAAAACCGGAACTTATTTTCTCAATGGCACCTACGAGCGAGTCAAAGTAAAAAGCAGATTCTCCCCACTTCTTAAAACCACTGGTAGCCTTGTCAACGCTCTGCATTACATTTTGCACAGCATTGTCAAGTTGAACAACACCCGAATAAGCGTTGCCTCCAAGTTCGATCGTGAATTTTACTGTTTCGTTTGCCATTTTTTTTAGGAAATATTTTGCGGGTTCGTTTTTTTTTGCTATCTTTGCAGCAAATTACCAATTTAGCACTATGATACTCACACTTTCAGTCATATTATTCTATCTAATACTCGCTGTTTGTGTAGTATGGATAGGTAAAGCTATCTACTATATAGCACGCCGTCTTTTCAAAAAGGATAGTGATACTTTTAGAACTCCACCCCCACTGAGGTTTTTTAAGTAGTTGAAATAGATTCTTGTTTTCTTACCCATTCAAGTTCACGGAATGCGCATGCCCATTCCTCGTCAGTTAGGCTGTCGGGGTCGGAGATGTGCATATAGTAACGCAACTGAGCATTCACTTTACGCACAAACTCCCACTCTTGAACCTCGGCAGCCTCTACAACTTTTCCAGTTCGAAGCTCTTAATCTTGATCATTTCGCCGATGAGTTGGCTTACTCCCATGAATAGCTCATCGTCTGTTTTGATTTGTTCGTCACCGGCTAACCAGCAACCATTCAAAATTAACTCGCTAAACTTGATTGGATCGTTTTGGCCTGCCATGCTTGCATAACTCAACTCCTTACGTGTTGGCTTACGCAAGAGACAACTTACTTCACCTTCATTAGAGGTGAATTTGAAGATTTCACCGTGTGCCTTTTTAAACTTAGCAATTTGTTCTTCAGAAAAAATCATAGCTACAAAATTTAAGGTTAGACACCGTATTTAATATCTGTACAGATGAAAGGCAAGGTAACTTCCATGTTTTTATCTCCTTGCTTCATTGATTTTTCAACCTCAGTGAATTGTATGTTGAACAATTGATCAGTGGTCATTACATCACCTTTGGTTGGATCACCATAACACACGACAGCATTCAGGTTCAAATCTAAAATACTTGCTCGGCCTACTATTGATCGTCCAAGTTCTTTTAAGGTCTCAACCTCACTTTGCAGCAAGATAATGTTACCTTCGTATTTCTTATTGCCTTTTTGAATACTCATAGGGCGATTGCCCTTACCATACAAGAGTTCTTTCTCTTGACTCTCTTTATAGGTGATACCACGAGCACCTGTTACTAAGCGACCGCCTAAAATAAGGCTAATATCACCCCATTCGTATTGTCTTCCGTTGATAATCATTTTTAATCCTCCTTCAAGAATCCTAGTTCAACTTCAATATACTTCGCGTAGCCATAAGGCTTAACCATAATCGACACATTGATTTGATTAGTAGAAACTACATCATTGGTAGTATCAACCAACACTTTTACACCAGTGTCGCCATCCACACTCTTGTCAGTACTTAGGTTGCCCTCTGCTGTCATAGAGTTGTAGATTTTACTTTCTACTTCCTGCTCAATAGCTTTAGCAGACATCTCGCTTAATGTGCCCTCATTGGTCACATCCAGGTTGTCATTCACATACTCAACCAACGCTGCATACGCAACACGGTAAGCTTTATCAATCACACGACGGCGTGCCAGACTACGATAGTCATCACTTACAGCTGTTGCCAAACAATCATCTGCGAAGAAATAGCCACTCTTGCCTACAAAACAACGAGGTACAATATAGCCGTTTGTAAACAGTGTCTCTACAACATCGCTCACACTGATGTCTTCTGCACCAATATAAGCAGATGCGACTTTTAATGATCCATCTTTCACACGACCGATATGTACTTGTACATCTATCTTTGCAATACGACCAGCCAAAACACCGATCATAGAAGTTGCACTATTCGCTACAGTGTCACCAACTACCAAACCTACACGGTTGTAACCCATACTAGTCAACGATGGTAGTGAGTCAGAATACTTCACAGGAAGCAATACAACTACAGGTGCGAACATTGTAGTTGTTACAGTTTCTGCAAGGGTCTGCGCAGCCAAAGCATCACTATTGATCGTATCAACCTCGATACCAGTAGTAGGAACTACTGCTAATACACGCACACGGCCATTAGCAGCTTTCAAGAATGTTTTACCTTCTGCAATCAAACCTGACGCATTGATAGCCTCAGAACCATAAAGCCATAGTTCTGCGCCCTCTCCTGCCTCTGCATAAAACTCTTTGATCGCTTTATGTGCAGCAGTACCTTCTGCGATGTTGTACTTGGTCAAGCAATCACTTGTGTAAACACATACAGCTTTATCCAACAATGCTGAACCTGATTCCACTGTAATAATCATACCAACTACGCCATCAGCACTTTGACCAACAGAGCCAAAAGCTCCATTTGCAAAATCAATATTTACATTTGGTAATCCCATTTTAATAAGTGTTTAATTGGTTTTTAATTCAGAATATGAAAAGCCTTGTGGGCGAGATCCGACGTTTTATAGAGCAGCCTCACAGGTATATCCTTTTACTGTCTTATCCACAAAGCTAGTTCATTGATCAGGATGCTACCTTAGCGTCAATCACGGCTCCATAGCCGAAACCACGCAATGGTTGAGCAACGAAGCGCACTTGCATACCAAGCACCCAACCACGATACTCAGCCCAACGCTCCTCTGGTTCACCCTTGATGTCGCCCATAGCACGCATACTCTCACTGGTGCAAATTGCAATCGATGAGATTTGACCACTAGTTACAGTAGCCTGACTCTTATTGCCAGCTGCTGTGTAGAATGGAGTGTTACCATACACATACACATCAAAGCCTGCAATCTTACCACTCTGCATCATTGCATTGTAACGAGCTGCATCTTCGAGGATCAAATCAGCCTCATGCTCTGGGTTAAGGAGCAAAATACGACCATCAAGTGGGAGGTTAGCTTTGTTAAATGCTGTGCGCAAAGCCAATACATCAGCAAAAGTCAAACGCTTGTTACCATTACCACGGTCTGCACCAGTGGTGGTAAGCACAGGAGTTTTTTCGCTGTGACTAGCAGGAGCAAAGTTATACGCAGCAGATTTACAAATACTGTTTTTCAATGCTTGCACGTGCTGCTTTACAGCGCTCTCGCACTTGTTGTAGTTAGTTTCCAACTCTTCCACGTTTGGTACATGGGTAGGTACAGTGTCAAAGGTGGCCAATGGAATAGCGATACCATTGTCAGTACGCTTAGTAGGTGTCAAAGGCCAGGTTGAATTGTCTTTGACAACGTTTGGATCTGCACCAATCTCCGATAGGTTGATAGTGTTAGCATCAACGAAATCATCGAAATTACCTAAGCGACCCAACCATTCGGTCGCTGCATACAGAGCGGTCAACAGAACGTCTGTAAAAATTTGTTTGAAAGGACTTGCCATAATTTGAAATGGTTTTTAGTTATTGTTTGAATGTTGTTTTACTCGCCAACCAAAGAAGCATAGCGCTCCGGTTGCTCTTGTTTCATTTTCTTCAATCCTTCTGGATCCTTCTTAGCCCACTCAAGGAATGACCAATTCTCACGATGGTCTTTTGCCTCAACAGTCTTGTGGAGAGTTGCTGCTAAACTCTGATGAGATGGCTTTTGTTTTACATTAAGCAATTGCTCTACTGACGCAAAATCATGCGCTGCAAGTGCCGCAAAATGCTCACGCTCTTGCTCTGTGATGCGTCCGTCTGCGACTGCGGCACTGAGCATGCTATTTACACGCTCTTGCTTCGCCTCGGTAAGTTGATTGTTCAGGGTCTCAACCTGAGCTTCCAACTGCTGAATACGTTGGTCTTTTTCTGCCAACTGAGCTTCTAACTCTTTCATTTTTTCATCCATTGTGTTGTTTGTTTGGTTAATATTGAATTGTAAGTAGAATGCCTCTGCACTCAATACTTGTCGTTTCTCGTCATAGAGAACTACTGCGCCTGCGTCTGATGGAATACTTACCACACTAGCTTCATATACTTCACCGCGGGTAGCTATCCATTCATCACCAATTTGGATCATATCTTCAATGATCAATCCAAGGCTGCATCCTTTGATGAAACCCTCCTCGACTTTTCGAGCTACTTCCGTGCCCAATGTGTCGCCTGTATCAAACACCGCTTCTGCTAACAACTTATTGTCCTCAATACGGATATTCTCCCAACGACCAATCACACGCTCCATATCGTGTTGATAGAGCATGACGGGGTTCTGCTTGAAACGGTCTAAATTCAGACCATTCAGCTGAATGCGAAAACCATGATTGTTCACACGGCTGCCATCACTTAATATAAAGGTCTTGCGCATAACTTACTTCTTTACTTGTTCTGAAATAAATAGGTCTTGATAGCGTGCTAATGTACGCATAAATTCAGGAGTCAACTCATCGTCCCACTCCATACGACTTTCAAGCCATTTGTTCAAAGCTGTAAATGTCTCAATAGCATCTACTACATTTGCCTTTTTGTCAATTCTTTCGATCGTAGCACTCAGCTTACAAAGTTGATCAACAATTCTGCCTACATCCACAAGATCCAAATCTGTTTCTGAATTTAGTTTATCTATCAACCGTCCAATGAGTGATAGCGTCTTTGTTACTATCTCTGGCCGAGTAATGCTCACAGCTGCACGCTTGGTACTCCATCCGCCTTGCTCTGCCCAGCGACTTATTGTATTCCTGCTGACACCTACCTTGTCTGCAATCACTTCTTGGATTTCTCCTTGCATATAGTACAAGCGAGCTAAATCCTTTTTTGTCTCCAAATCTTTTCTATTTGCCATCGTTTTGTTTGTTTTACGACCGCAAAAGTACTGCCTTTTTTAGAGGTGCACAAAAACCTCTGCAATTCTTACAAACCTTTTTTCATATCTTCTAAAAATGGTATAATTTTGCGCCAAAATTCAAAGATATGAATGCGATAGAGAGAGCAAAATTAGAACAATGGAAAGCCGATATGCAGCGTTGGAGTAAAACTAGCGAGGCATGGATTCCTGTCGGAGAAACGAAGCAAGAACAAAAGAAACGAATCGCAAAAGCTATACGCGATTACTCTTTTTTTGTTAGGACATATTTCCCTGATATAGCACGTACCCCTTGTGGAAAGTTCCACATAGAAGCTGCAAAATACATACTTAACTCCCCACATGCAAGAGCCGTGTTTGAATGGGCTCGTGGACACGCTAAGTCCACACAACTAGGAGTGTTTATTCCGATGTGGTTAATGATTCAACCAACACTTCAATTCCATACCCTGGTATATGTATCTAAATCAGAAGACGCTGCCAAACAGCTGCTGTCCGATTTACAACAACAATTGGCATACAACGAGCTCTTTATCCATGACTTTGGACCACAAGTAAAAGAGGGTTCCTGGTCTGAGGGTAAATTCGAAACTACCAATGGTTGTTTCTTCCGCGCTTTAGGTCGTGGCCAGTCTCCTCGTGGTCTCAAGAACAACGGTAATCGCCCTGACTACATCATTATTGATGACCTTGATGATGATGAGATGTGTCGCAATCCAAGGCGTGTAAAGGATGCTACAGAGTGGGTTCTATCTGCCTTATTTGGAACCATGGAAGCAGGTCGCGGTCGATTTATTATGGTTGGTAACAGAATCGGACAAAACTCTGTTTTAAGTAAGATCATTGAAAGACCAGGTGTATTTCACACACGCGTCAATATATTAGATCGTAATGGCAATCCATCTTGGAAAGAGAACTACAAAATGGAAGAGATAAATGAGATGCGTGCTATGATGGGTGAGCGCAACTTCCAACAGGAATACATGAACAATCCTATTACTGAGGGTGCAGTATTCTTGAAAAAGCATATCCAATATGGTAAAGTGTTACCGCTACGACAATATGCAGCACTTGTTAGCTATACTGACCCATCATTCAAAAATTCTGCTACTGCTGACTATAAAGCTACAATGCTTGTAGGTCTAACCAGAGAGGGACATTTTCATGTCATCAAAGCGTTCGCAGACCAGACATCAATTACAACAATGATCAATTGGCATTACCAAATTATGGAGTATGTCAATTCAGTTACTCCTGTTCGATACTACATGGAGGCTAACTTTATGCAAGACCTTGTAATGGATGAGTTTCGCAAGATGGGAGATGAGTTAGCGTGTCACGTACCACTAATAGGCGATAAGAGGCAAAAGGGCGATAAGTTTGCACGTATTGAAGCAATGCAACCGCTATTTGAACGAGGTTTAATCATGTTTAATGAAGCAGATAAAGACTCACAAGGGTTTCAAGTACTCGAACAGCAATTGCTTATGTTCCAACGCGGGTCACGCATTCATGATGATGCTCCTGACGCACTTGAATCTGCTATATGGATGCTCTCAAAGAATGTGCGCACATCTACTGCATCGTATTATGTGGCACCAAGAAAAAATCGTAAATACTAAATTCACTATATTATGTTTTTGACCATTGACGAATTGAAATCTGTACTATACGAGTACCAGATGAACGACATTGCAGAGGGTGATACTACCATCCTTGAGGACGCAATTGATAGTGCTATAGAGGAAGTAAGAGCTTACTTACTTGCATCTAATCAACGACGCGAAACCGCACAGCTCACACAGCAACAATACGCTGCTTGGAAACTTTATGATGTAGAAGCTACATTCAATGCAGAGGGTGAACAGCGAAACAAGTTCTTACTACGCTTAACCAAACGAATAGCTGCTTGGAATGTGGTAGAACTAGCAGCACCTGACATTCTTTATGACCGCGTACAAGAACGTTACAATGCAGCCATAGCTACACTTGAGAAAGTAGCTGGAACAGGTGAGTATGCTAATGCCAGATTGGTAATATATGGCTTGCCCTCTCTAGTGCAAGATGGTGAACAATCAACGGAACAAGTGAAACCATTCCGTATGGTATCAAGACAGAAGTTTAACCACGAAGACATTTACTAATATGAACCTCAAACAATTCTTTACACTTCGTAAAAGTGAAAAAGCACTCCAACCAACAGGGGTGCTTGCGAACAAAATTATACGACGCTCCATTTCGCGATCCAAACGTGATATTGCAGATTGGAAGCAAGCAGAACGTAGAGCCAAAGCAACAGAAGATCCTCGCTTTTACCCTATTCAAGACCTATATGATGAGATTAGCAATGATGCGCTGCTCTCATCACAAATCAACAACCGTGTATTGCAAACTATAGCTGCACCATTTGAACTGACTAATCAAGATGGTACCGTAAATGATGAAGCAACAGCAATGCTTTCATCTATGCCTGCTATACCAACAATCATTCAGGCTATACTAGAGGCACGGTACTTCGGTTATTCTTTGGTTGAATTGCAGAACACAGCAAGCATGCTACATGCGATCAACCTCCCACGTCGAAACATTGACCCTGTATTTGGTCGTTTCTTCCCCGATGCTACGGCACCTAACTTCATCAAGTATCGTGAAATGAGTGAATACGGTAAGTATATCCTTGAGTTTAACCAGGAGAACCTTGGATTGCTCAATAAGACCGTTCCTCATGTCCTGTTTAAGAAGTTTGCTCAATCTTGTTGGTCAGAACTCTGTGAGATATATGGTATTCCACCGCGCTATCTCAAGACAAATACAACTGATCCTGAAATGCTAGCTCGTGGTGAACAGATGATGCGTGATATGGGTACAGCTGCTGCTTTCGTAATTGACTCAAGTGAAGAGTTCTCGTTCGCAACAGGTGTATCTACCAATGGTGAAGTCTATCGCTCGCTCATCTCGCTATGTAACCAGGAAATATCAATGCTCATCTCAGGTGCTATAATTGGACAAGACACCGAGAATGGAAACTACTCTAAAGAACAATCTTCGCGTGAGGTGTTAGACCAACTTATTTTGGCAGACCAAAGAGTTGTAGAACAGTACATGAACGGTATTGTATTACCTGCACTCAATGTTATTGGCGCCATCAAGACCAATACACTACAATTCCGTTTCTCAGCCACAGAGGACACTTCTGAACTTTGGGAGAAAGTTCGTGAGGTACTTCCATACAAAGAAGTCGATTCAGAGTGGATGACAGAGAAGTTTGGTATTCCTGTATCAGACAAACTGCCTGCAATGGGTGAAAGCAAAGAGTCGCTATCTTTTTTCGTCTAAGCCCTCGCAAGATGAGGGCCACGCCACTCGATACACTTTACTTTCAAAATAGTACACTACTGCTTAATGAGTGTTTAATTGCCTTTCAAAAAGAGGTTAAAGACTACACGCTTGCATCCAAGAGCCAAGAGCAGGTTATCATAGATGAGGTTATGTCACAGAGTGATTCAATACACCCATCACTCTACAAGCAGTATGCTGAAAACTTACGCAAAGCAGTCATCGCAGGTACCGGTAGCAAAGGCAATACGGAAGAAGTTGAAAACCTCATTATACAGTTCCAAGCGAACGTCTCACGCTTTGCAGCTTACAAAGCATATCATGCCACACAACAGGTGCGTGAAGCTGTAGCTAAAGAGGGAGACCCCAATGATGGGCGTAAGGTGCTGCATGCTTTTAATCGTTACCAAGCAGCCGAATACAACACCACTGTTGCGCGTGCCAGAACCGCTAAGCAGTTTGCTGCATTTATGCAAGCCGACAATGTGAGGCTATTCCCTAACCTCCGTTGGTTGCCATCACGCTCTGTTACACCCAGAGAGCAGCATGTGAAGTTCTACGATCGTGTATGGGCTAAAGATGATCCATTTTGGGCGAACAACCAACCAGGCAACCTCTGGAACTGCAAATGTGATTGGGAAGAAACCGATGATCCGTGCACAACTGACAACCCACAAACGACTATTAGGCACAATGGTCTAGAGGGGAACCCTGCGCAAACAGGTCAAATCTTTACTGACAATGCTACTTATGTAAAGAATGTGAGTAGGAAGAAAGAGGTAGAGACAATTTGCCGTGGTGTGAATAGGGATTGGGTAATTCAATTAGCAAAAAATACTTTATCTGATAAGACTGCAAATTGTGTGGTTAATGGAAAACAGTATGAAGTTATATTTATTGGCCGCTCTTTAGAGCACTGTGCAAAAGACATGTTTAGCGAGAAAGACTTTTGGCTAAAAAATGAGATCTTGATGTCAATCTGCGATTATATTAAATACGCTGAATGCATTGGCAAAAAAGTTAGCGACATAACACATAACACGCGAAAAGAGACTCGTAAATTAAAAGAAAACAGTGATTATTTCTACTACTTCAAAATTATAGCACATAATGGCCTTGAACTATTCCTGCACTTAGGGCATTATAAAGATGATTTTACAAATATTGAACGAGCAGGAAAAATGTATTTGTATTCAATAACATCCTATTGCCCTAAAAATACAATAGCACCATAGATAAATTCCGCAAATAGGCGTCCTAAATCTGTGATGCTATTGTAATATGGCGCAAAGGTACAACTTTTTTTTCAAACAAAAAAATATTATGAGCAAAAAAATCAATGTTTCTGTAAAAATGCTAAAAAATGAGCATTTTACATCTATTGGGACTCCTCTAGAGGAAGACAAAAAGCAAAGTATGGTCAACGACCTAAAAGCGAAGTATCAAGGTGACATAGAGTTGATAGAAACTACTATCCACGTCTATACCCCTATACTAACAAGAAACGGTGTGCAATGCCACCGCTTCAAGTTACTTAAAGATCTTCTTGATTTGTTTCTCAAGTTCATCTTTCGCTGCTTTCGCAAGAAGTGATTTTGATTCCTCTACTAAGGTTGCTTTGAATCGCTCACAGCAACACTTCAATTGAATCTCATCACCTACAATTGTCACTTCAGGATGTTCATAGTGTTCAGGGCATGTCATTCGCTGAAGTCCCATTTTAACTGGTTGTAAATTCATAATATCATCTAATTTTGAATTTCGGGTACAAAGGTAATACTTTTATCCCATATAAACAAGAAAAGCACCCATGCAGGTGCTTTTCTTTACTATATAGCGTGAATCATTCCTTTATAGGGACAATTACTTCTGGATGCTCTTTATCTGGTGATAAGTTAATCAGGTATTTGGTGTCCTTAAATTGAATGTTAAAAGCAATCAGTGCTACAATAAAACCTATTATTATGGTTGCGATTATACTATTCAATGTACCTTCCAAGCAACGTTGCCACCAAGGTATTTGACCTACAGCTTTTTTAACATTGTTAATATAGTCTGCCTGGATCTCATTCTCTAACTGAACAGCAGTCTCTGATAACGTTGTCTCTAAAAAGTCTTTCAATATATTCACAGAAGACTCTTTGTAGGTTTCCAATCTGCTTTTCAAACAAGATGAATCATGGAATGGTTTTAACTCTCCTTCATTAGGTTCACGACCATTTTTCTCCTTGAAATCATTGATGAATTGTATTTTATCCTCCTTGTAGAGAGAATAAGCAATATGACCAACAATGTCGGATTTATCTTCAACTAATTGCTTGTAGATGTAATTGTATTTTCTTGCCATTACTTTGCGTGTTGAAGTGCAGCACCATAGTTGGCGCGTATGGTTGCCATAGAAATAGATTGTGAGAATGTAGTTCCTCTATAACGAGCAGATACTACGATATTGCCACGAGTAGAAGGCTTTGAAGTTGATGCAGGGCAAGAAACTCTTCTGTTCGCACGCAAAATAGTTTCTTTAGAAATGTTGCACATGATTTTGGTTGTTGGGATTGTTTCGTTCAATTTTGGCGCAAAAGTACTGTTTTTTTTTGATTTGTGCAAGTTTTTGAGCAAAAAAATCAAATTTTTCATAGTTTTATGGGATCTTATGGTTGTTCTATAGGTAAGTTTAGTCCTGCAAAATCTGTACCAGTTAACACTAAAAAAGCACCATTTTCGGTGCTTTTCTCTTTATTGCTCATCGTTGATCGAGACGTGATAGACCATTTCCCAAATCTCACAGCCATTAAATATATCACTGCTGCGTTCTATCGATGTGCGTTCAAAATAGCCCATACACGGACCTCTCCAGCCATACAGGACTTCGTGAATGCTATCCAATAAATGTAGCATCTTGAGCACACTATTATCGGTATTATTCTTAGAGGATGATGGCGTATTATAGAGGTACGACATTGTGATTACAACATCCGCCTCTCCTGTTTGATGGTGCTTGAGTGTTTGGGTGAACTGGATATTGCGAATGTTTACCAGGGCACAAGGCCATTTCACAGCAGGTTGTTCTGCTCGTAGTTGGCCACAATCAATCCCTACATAATTCAATTCAGGTATTTCTGCTATGCGTTCAATGATAGCGTTTAATGCTTCTTTAATCATTTCTCAAATGCTTTTTTAAGTTCTTTTTGAATCGTTTCTTTAACTATCCTCCTTACCTCTGGGTGATCGCCCATGAACTGGCGTTGAGGAATGCGTGTGTTACGCTTGCGCCCTGCTGAGTTGGTACCCTCATTATGCGCTGCACTATATGGTAGATCTGATTCTATGACAACACGTAAGCCGTTCTCTTCTTTGACTTGGAGACTTCGTCCAAGGTTGCCTGTACTACCAGTAAGGATGGCTCTAGAGGCTGATGCTTTGTTAGCTTGACTCTTAGTGGGGTTAGTTCTACGCTTGACATCCTTCCATCTCTTACCAAAGAATCCCTCCTCACGAAAGTTCTTCTTGAATGCAGACAGAACTTTGTTAGCTACAATGTGAGGGATGTCCTGATTGAGTGCACGCTGCACATTGGGCGCAAAGCGCGAAAATAATTGACTGCTCATATATCTAAACTTAATTGGATGGCTTCTATGCCAGGGGGAAGACCTTTGGGTTTCTCTATGCGATTGGAACCAGAACCTACATATCCATCAATGCGCTGCACAAAAGAGATCATGTGGTAAAAGGTGCTTTCGCTCATGGGGTAAATCGGATTAACATGCACACGCCATATATACCGCAAACAGCCCCTATGAGATCCTGGCTCATAATGGCTGTCCACAATTTGTTTGACCAAACGCGCGCGGCGTATGTAGTTCTCCGTTTTTCGCATCAAATAATTACTGCTACTAACTTATTACCTTCGTAAGCTCTGCGAGCATCTACCCGCAATTCGCCTTCGTATTCGTCGATGAAAGTACGAAACTCGTCTTTCGATTCGCACAAATGCACCGTACTCATATCTGCCCTCTGTATGGTTCCACGGTGACTACACCCTTGCGAATGACCCGCACGCGACCACTGCCCTGGCATACTGGGCACATGGCCAATAGCTGAGTTCCACCCTCTGCTATTGGTATCATGCCCTGACCTTGACAATTTCGGCATAGCTCAATTTGTTCTACTTGAAAATCCTTTGCCTTCATACGATCATGCGTTAGTCATGTTCATAGTGATAGGTACCCATTCGTTGGTTTCAGGGCTCTTGACCTCTACCTTCACGAACTGCTTACTCTTCTGTGGGCGATATGCCTCACGGATGATACGCATACCCTCAATGAAAGTTTCGTCCTTGCTCTCAGCTGCCATTTGCTCCAGGCGCAAAACGTTTTGTGCTTTCAGTTGTCCTGCCTTGCTACGCTCACGGAGTAAGGTAGTCACCATGTCTGCCAATTGTTTACTCTTGTCGTCAGTAGCGAGGCTCTCAATGTAGGTATTGACCATCTCCACACCAGCGGTGTAAGTGTCATCGTATGCGTCGAGTGTGTTGTAACCAACAGTGACACGCATGGTACTTTCGGAGTTGGTAAAAGTGTCAGAGTAGCGACCATCCTTGAGTTGCTTGCTACCTACGAAGAGTTCCTCTTTCATGTCGATCACTGTACGGAATCGGTCCATGATACCATCCTTGGTGCGAGTAAGCATCTCTTGAATGCAATGTGCTTCTGGTACTGTTTGAGAGATAGCCTCGTCCACAAGTTTCTTGTAGGCTTGGATCTCTTGCTCACGCTTCTCTTGCGCTGCTTGCTTAGCCTTAGCTGCTTTCATCTCTTGAAAGAGCTGCATTTCCTCTGCCGTTAGTTCGACAGTTTGTTT